TCCTTACTGGTCATGCTGTAAGTAGCATCTGCAATTGATTGTCTATCTGATAAGGTAAGTGTAGACCATTCTTTTACCTTGGCGTGCATGTCTGCTTTATTTTCAAATATATGAACGAACTGTTTCATATCATCTGGCAACATTTCTTTGGCGGGGTGTTGTCCTTTATAGTTTTTAACCAGCACTGGAACTCCCCTACTCAAGGATTCCAATGAGGTAATAGTAAAGGTATCATAAGTAGCAAGACCTACGAACGTGCACAATGACTTGCCTATCTCGTTAACCATTTCACCATGGTCTATATTAAGTCTAATGGCTCGATCTGGATTGTCTTTAAACTGCGTCATGTTCTTGTCTATATACCTGCCGTTCTTACTATTCTTGTTAAGGTAATTAAACGCAGTATATACTTCAGTTTTAATGTCTGTGTTATCAAATGCCTCATGTATAAAGAATGTAGATTTTTCACTATTGGCCGCAGAACAATGACGGATAATCCCATCAGACTCTTGCACAGTTTCTCTTTCAGAATAGGAACAGAATAGTGTATCTTCTATAGGAACATTAAACTCTGGCCATCTTTGGTAGAATTTTTCGGTACGTGATTTATGATAGTCTGAACAGTTAATAAATGTGTGACCTTGTAAACAGAAGTCATTCATCAAACCTGCTGAGTTTAGGTCAGACCAGAATCCTGGGTTTGTCATTGATGAGAATACCATGGGTATATCCAAATTCATCAATTTCTCGTATGGGTAATGATTGAACAAGTAGTTAGAGAATATCACATCAGGATTAAACTCTTTAATTGATCGGATCATGTCATTGGTAATTGCACTTCTCTTAGACTTCTCATAGTCCTTTACATCAACACCTTCTGGTATTTCACTTTTGAAATAATCAATTCCGTCGAGGTGTTCATGTAAGTCTGTGAATGCAGTATATAACTTTACATCATGTCCAGCACCTTGTAGTGCTCTTAACTGACATAATGCTCCTTGGTCAATACCAGATGCTCGTTTGTGAAACGAAAAGAATGACCTAAATGTATATGGTAAAATAAATACCTTCATTAATCTAATACTTCATCAATATCCATTTCATCCATCTGACCCTCATCAATATAACGATCCAAACTGTGTGCCTTTTTATCTAGCACTGGGTACCAAATACTTTTGGTCTTGGGTGTCATATTACGCTGGTTGATGAGTTCTGCAAATTCTCTATAGTCTGCCTCATTTCTGAAACGAACCTTAATTAGTTTATATGCTTCATCTTGTGGTTGGTTAAACGATGGCATACCATCCCAATCATAAGGGGTAGTTTCTTCTTCACTACCATCTAGCACAAACAAATTTTGTGGCTCGTAATTGACATACTTATCTCTATTATTCGACATTTAATTCCTCCTGTTCATCTAATGCATCGGCTGATTTTAGTTTAACTAATTTCATACCGTATTCGTTATTACCTTTAGGTATATTTAGACCTGGTTTCTTTGTAGGTTTTATGTGTTGAAATTGGCTGTAATCAATATGATGATGCCAACGGCCCCACTTTTGTGTAATCTTTACTTCGTCTGGATGTTGTGCATGTAGTGATTCTGCAAACTCTCGTCTGTGATCAAAGTCCTCACCAGCACGTGTATCAACACCACCTACTTGGTCAATTCCATATACCTCTTTTGTATTACCACCTTTCATAGTCAATGTGGCAACTTTTCCACATAGCATTTGGTTAAATAGGTAAGTGTGATATCCACCTTTAATTACCCTAAGTGATAAATCAGTATCTTCGTTATACTTTCCGCGCCAATATAATTCACCATATACATCATTAGAAAGTAGAATGCAAGAATACACTCTAGTATTATGATAATATGGCGGCCTTTTAGTAGAGGCTGGACAGAAGAATGCATAGTTCATACCTGCCATTTTGACGTCAGTATATCGGTCAGTAAAATCTTCACATACCCTAAAACATGTTGGGGTAGTCATTTTGGTCTTTCGGTTATTGTGTAACCTATAGAAATTGTGGATATTGTCATCAAGAATCCAGTGGCGTTTGTGCCCTTCATTGATAGAATGTTCCCATACCCAATTTCTTACAGGAATAGAACCACCTAGCAATCCAGTATCTTCACAACGTCTTGCCCATTGTGGGTTATCTCTAAACCCTTCAGGCAAAGTCAGAAGTTTACTGGGGTGAATTACTGCTGCATAAGCATCATATTCTGATTCTTCAATAACAACTCTATACATCGCGCCCATATCATCCAATGACTTTACTGTAAGCCTTGAATCTGCACGACCCTTAGATATAATGTAAATTGGATATCGTGATTGCATTATGTAATAATCCCTTGTTTCTGTGGTACGACAAGACCCGACTGCATAGTCTTAATCTGTTGGACTAATTCTTCTTTAGGTTCTACCACAAACATAACAAATCTTTCGGATATATTAACACCCTTATCTGCCTCGGTATAAGCCATAAAAGGCATAAACCCAATCTTACCTTCTCCTGCTGGAATAAGGCTAAAACCATCAGTAATAGTAATACTGCCGGTTTTTGTTTCTACATTTCCGATAATTTCTTCACCGGATGATAATCTAACTAATTTCATATTTTCTCCATTAATGTGTATATTATATCATATTTAGACGTGCTTGTAAAGTGTTTAGCCAAAAAAACTTTCCAAAGATGATTGTTCTTCGGCCGACCACCCTATTGATTTGAGTATAGGTTCAATCGGGGCCAAAAAGGTTTTCTCAAATTGTAATTCATAGTCAATATATTTAGACAGGGCAAATTCCTCTGGCAAATACTGAGTGAATCCAATAACATTTTCTTTTAAACTGTTGGGCGTTTTAAGGTATACAAATTTAATCTTCTCGCCGTTCTTAATCGATTCATACTTTTTATTTAGACTATAATTATCAAGTAAGTGATTGTGTAGTAGTGCTGCACGTACATGAATAGGAGTGCCCTTTCTGTATATGGTTGCAGCATCTCGGTATTCAGAAACATTGGATACACCACGTGGGAATGCAATCTTGTCTGCACCTAGTGAACAGAAGTATTGTTTAAATTGTTTGATTGATAGTTGGGTCTTTACTTCATCGCCAGTCATAATCACTTTAAAAATTTCTTTTAGAGCATCTCGACATGGCTCTGGAGTTGATGATTTAATTGCCTCGATACCCATGATTTTGAGTTTAGGTTCGGAATATCGAACACCCTCGTTATCAAATACATTGAGGATATATCTTTTCTTGGCAGTCCATATCGCACGATCTGCAATAACTTCTCGTTTCATCACCATGCGATTTTCAATGCCACCCATCATTTGATATAATTCATCATATGACTTGGCCAGTTCTGGTTCTAATTTCTCACTGGCAACTTTATCCAAGAAGTCAATAGTGTTAACGGGATTGACCAATTTAACCAAATCATCTAAGCATACATACAACGAATCGGTGTCGATGGCAATGACATAGTCTCTATTTTTGGTAGACAGCACCTTGTTAAGGTACTTGTTAATGGACTCTTCTGCCCATCGTATAGTGAGTTGGCCAGACAATGTGATTGCCTCAGCGATGCGTTGATCGAAGAACCTGAAGTACTTGTTGCCCATAGCACCATAAAGAGAATTAAGGAGAATTTTAATAGCCATTTGCCTATTCTCTGCAATGTTAATTCGTCTTTCGATATCATAAAGTTTTTGTTTATCATTTTTATCCACCTTTTGTAACTCTCTTTGTGCCGAGAGCATTTCTTTTTTAATTCCAACACGTTCACTATACATACCATCAACAAGTGTTGGCATGAATCCTTTCTTATCCGTTCTAAACATCTGGCCGTTACCACCAATGGACTTGCCAGGGTTCTTAAACGTATAACCCTGTAGGATCTTTTCAATGTCTAGGTTCATCACCTCGCCGCTTGCAATAGTCTCTGTTGACATATTGTATTGCATAATCAGTGAAGGATAAAGAGAGTTAAGGTCAAATGATACCACGTTTTCATGTAGTCCAACCACTGGATCTTTTACATAACCACCAGGATAGTTGGTCTTCACTTTTTGATCAAAGAATGGTATCGCAGTTTTATTCTCATATAGGTAACGATAGATGATAGATTCCCATATCGCAGTAACTCCAAATGTGTCGGAATAGTTTACACCACCTTGGTATGCCATAGTGAGACATAATGTAATGAGTCCCATCTTGTCTTCCATTCTGTCAACCAACTCTACGTCTTTGATATTATAATCAATGAATTTTTGATGGTCAAACTTGTATAGTGTATGCAAAGAGCCATGTTCTTCGTATGACAATTTCTTCTCGCCGAGTACTACATTGGCAATGTGATCGAGTCGGTATGATTCTTGATTACCATAAGAGTAGCCAAATTTCTGGAATAGTTCTAGGTAGTCAATAGTTGATATGCCCTTCAGGTCATACGTTGCCTGTGATCGGTTCATAATCTTGACATCATATCGGTCTACTAGACCCCATGGGGAAAATTTCTTGGCCATATCATCGCCAAGGATTTTAAGTGTTCGGTTAATAAGATATGGCACATCAAAGAATCGTATGTTCCACCCCGTAATAATATCTGGGCAGTTAGAAGGTAAACACCAGTGCAAGATAAAGTCCGATAAGAGTTCTGCCTCTGATGAGCACTTCTTATAGACTACACGATGTGTTTTCATTAGGGATTCTTCAACGTCATAATCATTAAGACCCCAAACATAATATGTATTGTCTATGTTATTCTTTAGGGCAATTGATATGACTGGGTATTCAGCCGCTTCTGGTTCTGGGAATCCTTCGTCGGATGCCACCTCAATATCAAATGAGGTTACGTTAATCTTGTTTCTATCCCATTCGATAATGCCAGGAAATTCATCATTAATAAAGGCTGGAATATAACGGTCATTGCCAAAGATGAGGCGACCTGCAGTATTCTTGTTTTCATTAATCCATTCTTTCGCATCGCGCATTGAATCCATTTTGACTGGAGCCACGGGTACGCCGTCTAGGGATTTCCAAGGGGTTGGTTTGGGGGTATTAACAAATAGGGTGGGCTGATACTTGATTTTTTCTTGTTTCTTTTGGCCATTTTCATAGCCACGATAGAGCAACATATTGCCATATCGAGTTACGTTTGTGTAAAATTTCATAACGAGTAAGTCACCTGTTTATAATATGTATATTATATCACATTTTTTGGGAAAAGTAAAGTGTTTTATGCACTTTTATGTACATGCTGTGTACACATTACACTTTTATGTACGAAAAAGTGTAGTTTGTCGACACTTTTATGTACATAAGGTTGGGGGTAATTTCTTACCCCCGCATGATTATGTCAAGTTGGCCCTAAAAAGCAGTCTGTAAAACAATTAACATTGGTGCTAGTCCTAAGATAGCTCCAGTGATAATAGTCAAAGTCAAAACGGTTTTTAAGGTCTCGGCAACGTCATCATATTTGTCAAGTAAATGATTTATATGTTTCATGTTGTTCTCCAGTAAATTGATTATTACAATCCACTGGGTTTCGCTGCTCGCCAGTTTACCCTTTCAGGTATTCTTTCTTCTTTGATGCCCCAGCAGACCCTATTTCGATCTTCCTAGGACGCCTTTCTTCGGGAACTTCTACCCTGGCATTCACCACAAGTATACCGTTCACAAGATCGGCACCGTCTATTACAACAAATTCAGAGAGTCGGAAGGACTTCTCAAATTTGCGGGACGAGATACCTTTGTGTGCATACTCACGTTCATCCTTCTCCGAGTGTTCTGCCTTTACTAACAGAATACCATCTTTCACTTCCACTTGGATATCCTCTTCAGAAAATCCTGCAACAGCCAGCTCAATGATAAAATTTTCATCATCGACCTTCACTACATTGTGGGGTGGATAGTTATCTTGAGCTCTTCCAGCAGAGTGGATTCTCTCAAGTTCATTTAGAATGGGCTCGAACCCAATGAATAAAGAACGCGGCACGTTCATAGTATTTCTTACCATAGCTTCCTCCTATATGTTTAGCAAGGTTAAAATGTGGACCCGATAATTCGGCATCCACATTTATTTATACATCTTTCGATGTTAGTTTAAGCACTTATTGCAAACTTTATTGAGTCTGCCACATTTCATAAATTTATGAAATTTTTTCCATGCCTTTTTAAGTTTTTTCTCCATTACTGTTTCCTATATTGTACTTCGGACACAGTTCCCATTGCGCTTTCTCTTTGTATGGAATGACCTTTATTTGGCGCAATGGAGCCAAATTCTTTGCAGCTGCAGGATTGATTATGGTTACTAGACCCCAATCCGCTAGCAAAGTAGCAATTGTGTTCCTACGTTCTAGGTCATTCTCTATTAGGTTAGATGGTTTCCCGTCCAACAAAAATAGTTCTTTAAAATGTACAATAAAATATCTGCCTTGCTTATGGAGAATATGGCAAGACTGATACAGTTTTTGATCTTTGCGAGATGCTACTCCAATACGTGTTAACGTCTCACGTATCTTTAGAAAGTCATCTGGTTCGTTGAGGGTAATCTCCAGCATATCGGCTGGTACCCAATTTTTGATTTCAATATTTTCGTTTTCCACCTTTATAAATCCTTTGTTTCAATGTTTCAATATGTTCATCATTAAATAATGGTAAAACGGATTTAGCTTTTTCATTACTATATCCATAATATTCTTTAATGAGCTCTAGGTTCTCAACCTCTTGTGGTTTTAGCCACTTGGAAAACCTTTTCTTCTTCTTAATTATATTTATAAGAAAATGATATTGAAGCTTGTTGTCTATGTGATGGTTTATATTCATTTCATTGGCAAAGAGAACCGTATCCGTAAAATAGGATAAGGCTCTATTAACCATGAATGGTGGATAACCTTTCTCTGCTATATCATCTGGCATTATATCCTTCTTAGTGATATTAATGCTGTTTACATAATCAAATGGATTGCTCATTTAAATTTAACTCCAGCCATAATTTCTGTGCAACAAGCCACGAGGTTTAGTTCGTGATCGGCCACAAAGGCATTCTTATACTGGTAGTCAGCAAGTATGAGCACTAGCTGAGGAATGGATTGAGGTTCAACATGTTCACCCATATTGTCATATATCTTACGAAATACAGCAGCTGGTTCTGTGTCAATGTTATCTGCAACCCATTGGCGCATCTTTTTGAAATCTTTGCGTTTAAGTGAATTCATCAATTCGTTAACTGATACATCTGATAGGGTAACTAATATACCTGTATCAATTGTGCCAGATACTGAATACCTTTGCAATTCATTTAATACCCTACGCCAGTCAGGCATATGTTTCATAATCAGTTCTGCAATAACAGGAACTTCATATGATACTTGTTCTGTATCTAGGATTAACTGTATACGTTTTAGGAACTCCGCACAGAGTGTGCCGGAATCCTTCTTTGACATATTAAATTCAATAACAGAACACCTACTGTGTAAAGGCTCAATGATTCGATTCTTAAAATTACAAGTCAGAATAAACCTACAGTTCGCACTAAATTCTTCAATAAAGCCACGTAAAGCAGGTTGGGTTGATTGTGGATTAAGGTAGTCGGCCTCATCAAGTATCACTACTTTATAGCCACCTTGTAAGGAGACCGATGAGGCAAACTTCTTAATTTTATTTCGGAGTGTATCAATACCCGATTCTTCTGATCCATTAATCAGTAAGTAATCAAGATCGAGCTCATTACATAAAGCCTTGGCGATTGTAGTCTTACCTGTACCGGCCGTACCGGTTAGAAGCATATTGTGTAGGTCACCTCCTTTAACAATATCTTCAAAAGTTTTCTTGATTGATTTAGGTAATATACAATCGTCAATTTTTTGAGGTCGGTACTTCTCTACCCATAGAAAATCATCCATTAGAGTACCTCCCAACCAGTAACTGTGGAAAGTCGGAAAGACCTCCAAGCCTCCTTGTCGAGAGCCCATGCTGCCAAATGGTCAGACTCGGGACTAATTTCATTAATTGCTGTCTTCACCCCATGCGCTTCCAGCACTACTTGATTCAGAGTGCATGGCATTACACGGACTTCGCCAGTGTTGATTTTGTTGAAGGTAACTGTTACAGTACCACGTTTGAGTGCCTCGATAAGGCGAGATGTTTCATTTCGATCCATAATATAATTCCTTAATAATAAAAAGTGAGGGGCCCGAAGGCCCCGTGAGATTAAGATTCGGCTGAATCAGAATCTTCTTCTTCGACTGGCATATCACCTGTTGGTGCTTCACCGTCTTTAGGAGCAGCTGCATTTAAGAATGCAACAACTCTGTTTCTCAACGACCCGACTGCTTCCAGTTCTTGGCCTTCGAAGCCACCGCGCTTGGAACAAACATCAATAATTTGTACCATCGTTGCGATATCTTGTAGAGACAGTTGAGGTGCCTCTGTTTCTGCAGTTTCAACTGCGTTTACTTCTTCAGTCATGTTTCTTCTCCTTTGCAAAGTTTAGACTAATTTAAGGAAGCCCGACCATTCGGCACTTCCCTTATTATCTCCATAATAATATGGAGAATTCTGGTTGTGTATATTATATTTATACACCATAGCTACTAGTTCTTTCTAGTGCAATAAAATATTCTACTGGGTAATTAGTATTTTGCCAGTTTGAAATCAACTTAGAGCTGATTGAAACAAAATAATCACCAGGCAGTAGTTTTAGATTTGGGATATTAACCACAAAATTAAATGTATCTTTACAAGTATTATCTTTGTCTACCACAATATCAAAGGTATTAGCAGTAGAGTCTTTAACGTCTAAGACACTTGCTGTGACTACCCCATTGTCTCCACTTAGGGATAATTCCATATGCCCTAGGACAGAGGCGGCCTTTTTAATTTGATCAAGTACTTGTTCACTTAGTGTAATCCCAACTTCCGCATTAGGCATAGTAATGTCTTTCTGTGGTTGTGTAAGAATTTCTGTCTCAGCAAAGTAGTATTTGATCTTCTGATCGCCATTAGACATAGTCAAAGACTTGTCATCAAACGATAAGGAAGCATTCTCGATAAGGCCATGGACAGATAGAAATTCGTTTAAGTCATAGACTCCGAACTCCAATGGAAAGTCCTCAGTGATATCAGCAATGGCCATAATATTTTTAGCCTCTGATATTGTTTTCACTTTTTGGCCAGGTTTTAGTACTAGGTTAGGATTAACACTAGCAAAGTTTTGTAATACCTTTAGGGTATCGTCTGAAATAATCATATATTCTCCTTCATTTCAATAGTTATATTATACCACGCAATACCTTATTTGTCAAGGTCTTTGTGATGTTCATCATGTACATTAAGAGCAATGATAGCGTAGTGTAGTATCTTTAATAGGTCAGCCCTATTATATCCGTCCTTCTTGCCGTATCGTTGTGTATACTTTAGTACATTACCTAGAGCAAATCCCATGCCATGACCACAATCAATAATAAACTCAGTTGACTGAAATTTATTCTTGCTGTAGTGCCCGTCATAGGTCTTACTTATATAATTAAGGAGCTCTTCACAGAGAGCTCCCTCATTAAACTTAAAATTCGTTTTGGTGTTCTTCATTATTATCCTCAGTTGTAGGTTCATCAAATGTGACTCCCTGATCCACTTTAGAGTAGAGATCCAAGAAAGCCAGTTTAGTATCATCGTCAAACCTTGCAATACATAGGTCGATGGACTTCATTTTATCTTTAAAGATAGAGAAGGTTTGCACAATATGACAGAGCCTTCTTGTTGAAATAACTTCGTCAACGCCATCATCATAGAATGTCTTTCTGATGATATCTGCCCATGCCACAAGATTCTCTGCAAATGATGGGTCAACCGTATCAAACTTTTCCATATGTTTTGAAACGATTTTCTTTTCAATCGCCTGTGAAGGGAATTGTTGGTCAACGGCCACTGTAAATCTTTCCAAGAAGGCATCGTCAATAATTGATGCCGCGGTGAATCTGCCATCTTCCGAACCCTTACCCTTGGTATTGGCCGTTGCGATTACATTAAATCCAGGCGCTGGAGTAATTGTCTCACCCGTCTTTTTAACAAGGACAGGTTTGCCTTCAAGGATACCTTGTAAACACATAATTTTATTTGTAGCTCTATCAATTTCATCGAGCAGTAGAATTGCCCCATTCTCCATAGCTTTAAGAACTGGGCCTTTAGAGAAAATAGTTTCTCCATTAATAAGTCTGAATCCACCAAGTAAATCGTCCTCGTCTGTTTCTGGGTTAATCTGAACCCTAATAAACTCTCTGTTTAATTTAGCGGCCGCTTGTTCGACCATGAATGTCTTACCGTTACCAGATAAGCCACTGATATACACGGGGTAGAACATCTCGGACTTGATGATTTTAACAACATCTCCGAAAGCGCCCCAAGGTACAAAGGTTGGGTCAACTTTGGCAAATGACTTCTCATCGTTTACAATTGATTGCATTTTGGCAACTGTTGGTGCCGGATCCATAGTGTTCACCACTTCTGTACTCATTGTAGGTTTAACTGTATCAATCATGGCACTTAAATCGTAAGTACCGATCTTGACTCTATTCTCGCCATCGATTAGGTCATACCAATCTGGGCCTCTATAACCCATGGCCTTGGCTGTATCCACAATCACATTCTTCCTGAACTGCGTTTGGTCTGGATACGTTGTTACCAATTTCTTGATAATATTTTGGGTTGATATTTTCACTTCATTCATAATTTAACTCCTTATCATTTAATATAGGTATATTATATCAAAAAAACACACCTTTGTCAACACTTTTTTTAAACTTTTTTGTTACAATTGTGTAACATTTTATAACCAAATGTTCTATCAAGCAACTGCCTTACCAAACTTGGTCATTAGAATTTTGTTCTGTTTCTTACTCTTGGCAAACTTCTTAAATGCGTTTCTGATATTAGCATTTGAAGCATCTTCTTTTACCTCGAACCCGTCCTCTTCTGTCGCCAGATGATTACCGCCTTTGACTAGGTAGTATTCGGAATAACCTAATACACTCTGGGCATGAACACACTTGTTCTTTCTGTATTCTTTATTAGCATTTGACTTATACTCTTCCGAATACATCCCCAATTCCTCTGACACAATCCAAAGTCTTTGTCTCCATGCACTGGAATCATCGGCCATAAAGAATCCGATGTTGTTAGTGCCATATTTCTTTTTCATGTTCTCTAGCAGACTCTTGGTTACTTGCCTAGAACCAGTTGTGGTCTTCACTCTACTACCATCAACCATAATCACAGCGTTGTGTCTGTCGGGGTAGAATGTTTCCACGAGTTCGTTTCTGCCATAGTACTGGGAAATTCTGTTTGCATCACCATCGGTAAATGTGATGAAGTTCATCTTTTCAACACCATGCTTTCTTTTGAATTTCTTAACCAAGTGATGTGAAACAATTAATGCTTGATTTAAAGGTGTTGAACCCCATTCTTCAAATTTACATAGGTCACCCCATGAATTTCTTGAAGTGGATGCCCTTTTGTACATATGTTTCATTGACTCGGCAAAGTCAGCCTTATTAAGACTTGATGAACAAATAAGTGGCATTGATAATCCATCGATTTCAAATGGAACGTCCATACCTTGCAATTGATCCCACTCTAGGTTAGGATTGGTTGAAGTAAAACCGTAAACTTCAAACGGGATATTAACTGCCTTACAAAACATTACCAAGTGCATGACTTGATCCATTACATGGTGCATAGAACTAGCCATGGAGCCAGACATATCAATTAGAAGCATCATTCCGTGATTCTTTGCATCTGCCAGTTTAGTAGCAGTAAAGAAGATGTCTTCGTTAGTCTTGTAAGACCATAACTTGTTCACATCAATTGTGCCAGTTTTTGCAGTCTGTGCTCTAGTGTATCTGTATGCCGCTTTTCTCATTTCAAATTCCTTTACAGCAACTTGAACATTCTTCTTGATATTTTTAAGATGTTGTGGGAATTCCGAATAATCGAATTCTGTGTACCACTCTCCGTCTAGTTCTTTTCTTTTGGATTCATGGGTTTTTCTTGCCTCATTAAGGGTAGAGAAATCAATTACTGCCTTAGAGATGATATCCTTATTAACATCATCCAAGTAAACTGGCTGATTGCCATGTCTATCTACTTCAACTAGTGATTTTTCTTTTTCCCTAAAAATAGTATCGGTAATTGAAATATCGTCTTCTGAATGCGTAGGTTCAATAGGGGCGGCAGAGACTGTTTCTTCTGTTTCTGGCTCTGGTTGTTCAGTTTGACCAACTTCATCATTAGTTGAGGATTGTTCATCTTCAGTATTTTCTTGTTCATAATCATCGTGTCCTCCTTGACCTTGTTGTTGTTCTTGTTCTTGTTCTATATCATCACTGTCTAGTGAAGGAGCAGGGGCTGGTTCTGGTTTCTGAATAAGCTCTTCTTGATTTTCTTTTGTCCATGTCAAGATGTCTCTGACTAAATCGAGCACTTCATCAAAGGTTGATGTGTTAAGTGATCTATCCAAGAACACCTTTTCTTCAACACTGAAAGGTACTTCCAACTTAGTGCCGAGTTTGGTTTTAAGATTAATTTTATCAATCAACTTGATTTCATCCCAATCTAGGTCATCAAGTGGACCAAAGAATTCTCTATCAAGAAGTTGTTTGTAGCCTCTGTTGAAACATCCGACGAGACCAGGATATCTAGCTTGTATTTTTCTTTCAATTCTAGCGTCTTCTACAACATTAATATAAGACCTAGGACATCCCTTTAACTTCTCGGGACTATCATGCCATCCTTCGAAGGGTGTCTCCAGTGCATGTCCAACTTCATGACCAACAAATAGGTCATATACATCCTTGTGCATATCTTCCCACAGTGGTAGTCCTAAGACACGATTCTTAATATCAAACCACGCAGTCTTATAGTTACCGTGCTTGATGGTAACATTCTCTTTTGCGAGTAGTTTGGGTAGTAATGTTGATTTTGTCATATCCACTCCTTATCTTTGAATATAGGTATATTGTACTACAATTAGCCGTATTTGTCAACACTTTTTTGTTACAATTGTGTAACATTTTAAGAATATTTCGTTATATAAGGGGGATTTTATATAACTTAACGTATTTTGCTGAAATTCTTGTGTTTGAAGAACTCGATCTTGCTACGGAACTTGTTCTCTAATAGGTCGCCCTTATGTGATATAATAAAGACATTAGAATTATCATCTAGCGTACTTAGGATTTTGGTTAGGTTTTCTACCCCATCCACATCCAAACTAGAGTCAAATGTTTCATCGAGGATAAGAAGGTTGGTTGCAGCACTATTCTTCATCTTTGCAATCTGTCTCCATGTAAACAGCAAAGATAAATCAATTCTTTGTTTCTCACCTTCCGAGAATGATGCATAGTTAAACGAGTCGCGATGCCTTGATCTGATAGTCTCATTAAAATTTTCGTCCAAATGGAATGCCACAAAAAAGTCCAGTACTTGTAGATACTGATTAATTAACCTATTCATTACTGGTAAATACTGCTTGATGACTTTGGTCTTAATGCCGGTATCCTTTAACATCTCTCCAATAACTTCATTATAGGTTCGTTCTTCTACAAATGCTAGTTTCTTTTCAGTTGAACTATCCTTAGAATTTCTGATAGATTCTAGTTCCTTTTTAGCACCTTTAAGGTCACCAGACTGACCAGATAAATTTGTAATCTCTTTTTGTATCTTATCTACTTCTTTTTGAATGACTGATATCTTATCATTATTTGAATTAATACGTTGCTGTCTCTGTCTTAATTCATTTAATTTATTCTTGATTTCATTGCCTTCCTTTTCTGCAATGGCAACTTCTTTCTCTATATTCTTAATATCACTTTGGACATCTGAGGCAGTTTTCTTAATGTCGTCCAGTTTTGCCTTTTTGATATCAACCGTGATTTCTTGTTCACAAGTAGGACAATTATCATTATCTTCAAAGAATCTTGCATCTTTGACTAACGCCTTAATCTTGCTATTATTCTGAGTTTGTGCAGATTTGATATCTGACATCCTGTCCATAAATACCGTCTGTGATTTCTCTTCAGCCTGTAATAGTGCAGTTAGGTTCTTCCCTACGGTCTTTGATTCTTCAAACAGTTTACCGATTTCAACCTTATGTTCTTCCATAGACAATCGCTTCTGTTCTATCATATCTTTATTAATAGACTGCAGATCTTTGATATACTTCTCTTGCGATTCCATCTTTGTCTTATATAACTCAATCTGATGGTTAATATCGGTCAGTTCATCACGTATCTTTGAATTCCTTTCTTTTAATAGCATATTCATCTTAGAGAATATCTGTATATCAAGTAGGTCTTCAATTACTGCTCTACGGCTCCATGCTGGTAGTTGCATAAACGGAATAAATGAACTACTACCCAAAACAACCACCTGATGAAAACTCTTATGATTAAGTTTCAGAATATTGGTTTCTAAGAATTTTTGAAAGTCCCTTGCATTAGATGCTTGATTAATCATATTACCATTCTGCCAGATTTCAAACTTGTTAGGTTTAATACCTCTTACAATTTTAAATTCAGCATTACCGATGTCAAACTCTACTTCTACTAGAGCTTTTCTTTCATTGATGGAATTAATAAGCTGGTATTTACCTATATCTCTATGGGGTTTACCAAAGAGACCAAACGATAATGCATCTAGCAAGGTTGATTTACCAGCGCCATTTTGGCCTACGATAAGAGTGGTGGGGGATTTGTCAAGTTTTATTTCAATAAATTCGTCGCCAGTGGATAGAAAATTCTTCCACTTACATGATTTAAAATGTATCATACTACCTCTAGATTTTGTGCTTCAGTATATAGCTTTCTCAGTTCAACCTTTATATGCTCTTTATCGAGCTCTGTGTCTACAGCCTCAACATAGGAATCAAGCAGTTCTGTAGTATCTTCTAGGGATATTTTCTCGTCATCTACGCTTTCTCCCAGATACTCTTCAAAAGATTCTGCAATCTTCAATTCGTAAGTTTCAATGGATTGCAATTTATCCACAAACTTGTCGAACATATATAAGTCATTTTTATTTATAACAATTAGTTTAATAAACTTTTTCTCAAATTCGGATACATCTACTTCATTATAATCCACCTTAGTATCATCATAGATTACCTTTTTAAACATAGTAATAGGGTTACGGACAGCAGTTATCTCTCTAGTTTCTGTGTCTAAAACATGAAAATACTTAGGATCATCTACATCTGCCCAGGTGAACTCCATTTGAGAACCAAGATAGTGCACATTCCCTTGATGTGATTTAGTGTGGAAATGACCAGATAATACCATTTCAAATCTGGAGAATACATCGGCATTCATACCGTGAGGATTAGGCATACCTGCCATCATTTCAAACCCCTTTAACTCCAAATGAGCTCCAAGGATAGGTGCCTCACATGTCATTGCCCACTTAGTGTATTCTTCATAATTGGCATTATTAATCCATGGAATAACTGCAACTCCAAGACCATCATAATCCAACACAGTAGGTTTCATTATGATATTTACGTTGCTGGTAAAATACCCTAACAGTTCTTTGAGGCTACAAAGTTCGTTGGTGTTTTTGTAGAACACATCATGATTTCCGGGTATAATATCCATGGTAATCCCTGCATCACGCATAGGCTCAAGAAAATGCTTACGATTAGCATTGAGCGCCTTAAAGTTAACGAATTTTCTGTGCTCATAATAGTCTCCTAGGTGCAGGATATTTTTGATATTGTGTTGTTTTAGATACGGGAAAAATATTTTCTCATAGAATTGCTCTTGATACTTTAGAAATATATCCGATGAATTTCTTACCCCACAATGGGTGTCATTTAAAATAGCTACTTTCATATATTATACCATAAATAATTCTAGTTTTTCGCGTTCCTTTTCTTCTTTCGCGAACTGTTTAATCTTAGCATCTTTAGTCTTGACTTGATCAATTCTTTGTCTTAGTGTATCGACATATTGCATAGTAATTTCTGCGCCTTCATTGTCCATACCCATAGCTACAAAGTCCTCGATGCCCATCTTCTCTATGAACTTAAACTTGATATCTTGTTGTTTCTTCTCTTTGGTTATTCGCCTAATAAAGGCGAAATAGCATATCTGTGTAAAGTAAGAGAATGCATTAGGTTTGCCGGTTCTAGTTGATGCTTCGATATTATAATTTCCAATGGCCCTTAACCAATTTTCTACTGCATCCATTACCATTTCTTCTCGGTAAGTATATCGTACAAAATTAGGTCTATGTGATAATCCCTCTGCAATCTTAATAAAACATTTTGCAATGTAATCTGTCACTTTGGGTGGGTTCGTATTGGTTTCACGTGCAACTGCTACTTCTTTTGCATAGTCATAGACTGCTTCCGAGAATTCACGGTTGTTAACATAATGTGGTTTTTCTTTAGGCTTTAATTTTGCCATCTTGGGTTTCCTCCATAATTAGTATATTATAACATGCTTTCAATCAAATGTAAACAAAAATCTGTAAAAAAGATTGAATTATTTTTAACAAAAGTGTTGACAAATTCGGCTAAATGGTATATAATAATATAGTAACCCGAGGGGGTAGAGGTATACCACATTAATGTACTGTCTCCTTAGTCGGTACGGGTTCATAGTCCTCATCTGTTATTTCTTCTGTAACTTCAAAACGGTTGGCAATTTCATTAGTGATTCTTTCTAGTAATACCTCATGTGATTCGGGAGGGGCGAAAGACTTTTTCTGTAATGCAAACTTTATGTATT